TGGAGGTTGTGGCTAGTTTTAAGGTGTTGTCGTAATAAAGGTCAACAGAGCCGTTTGAATTAGCAACAATGGCAGATTCTGTAGCATTGACACGAAGTGTAAGGTCAGGGCCGTTACTGTCTATTTTAAGACCACCTGTGCCTACCTCACGAATAAAGCTGTCAGTGCCGTTATGGAAAATCTGTAGGTCATCTCCAGCGCCAAAAGTAGCTTTAGCATTGTCAGCAAACTCAAGCGCCTCTGCGCTGCTATCCCATACTAATTTAGCGGTAACTCCGCCAGCCTCATATAAGCTAACATCGCCATTGTCTGCAATAAGTAAACGATTAATTGTAGACGTGCCATCAAAAGCTGCTACCTTAAATGAACCAAAAACACCGTTGTCTCCTGTGGTCAGAACAGAAGCGCCTACAGTGTGGCTTAAAGTTGTCTTTTGGTTTGCACTTGTAGTGTCGTTCAGCGTAAGAGTAGGGCTTGTAGCGTCTTCAATACTAAAAGAATCAGTAGTAAGAGTGCCAGCAACGTCTACATCACCAGTAAAGTTTGCACCAGCTAGAGCAGCTTTAGCATCTATCTGTGTTTGAATAGCTGAAGTTACGCCGTCTACATAATTAAGTTCAGTAGTAGTTGCGGTAACACCGTCAAGGATATTAAGTTCTGCTGCTGTAGAAGTTACGCCATCAAGAATGTTTAGTTCTGCTGTAGTGCTTGTGACGCCATCCAGTACATTTAACTCATTAGTAGTTACTGTAGCTCCATCCAGAATCTCTAGTTCTGCTTCTGTGATTGTAGCAGAGCCAATAGTAAATGAAGTACCAATAGTAGGTGTGTTAAGGGTAGGTGACGTAAGCGTCTTATTGGTTAGCGTCTGTGTGCCTGCTAGAGTAGCTACAGTAGCATCAATAGCTAGAGTAACTCCAGTACCTGAAGCAGTAGAGTCAATACCTGTGCCACCTAAAATACCTAAAGACTCAGAGTCTAGGTCAATGTCAATGCTAGTGGAGCCATCAGTTACATCAAGATCCTGTGCAGTAACCTGTGAGTCTACATAGGCTTTGACTGACTGTTGCGTAGGCAGCAACGTAGCACTGTCGGATGCCATGTTATCTTCATCAACAAATGCAGTGATAGCAATAGTACCATCAGAGATAGTTTCAAAGGTAGTTGTGCCTGTCAGTGCAGCAGCATTAGCGTTTGCTTTAGTTGCTGATGCAGTTGCAATGTTATTAAACTCTGTATCAATCTCAGAGCCTTTTACAATCTTTGCAGAGTTACCTGAAGGTAGAGCATCTTTTGCTGCAAAGTCAGTAGTTTTTGTATAGTTCGTCATTAGATTAATCTACCTATAAGTGCTTCAATGTTTACTTCTTGGATGGACAATGATCTTTCATTGATTGTACAGTCCAAGCCAATAGTGGCTACTCTGCCAGATCCAGTTGCTTTAGCTTTAGCTTTGTCAATAATAATTGTAGCACTGTATTCTGATGTGCTTACGTTGTACTCAGATATGCCGTACTCAGCAATACTAGCGTTAGCTACAGTTACAGCTTGCTTTGTATATCCTTCAGTATAGTCATATCCCCAGTTAACTGTTACTGGTGAGCCTTGACCGCCAATAACTGTAAAGTTAATTTCTTTTAAAATCTTCAGTCTACTAGCGTCACCAAAGGACAATGGGTTAGTGTAGTAACGCATTGTGTATGTGCTAGTGTCATCTAAGTAACCATTGTACTTGTTGATACCCTTAACAGAGCCTAAGTATAAAGTACCATCTGCTGCCCTGTCACCACACAAGATCTTAGTGCTAGGCCAAGTAGTCACACGGTTGCTACCGTCCTCTAGTTTACCTCTGACATCAAAGCAATAAACAATAGAGCTTGTAGGTAAAAACAACAGATAAAAAGAATGCTCTGGACTGTAAACAGACTTAATGTTGTTAGTCTGTGTGTTAACAGTAAACATCATCTCATCACGTACATTCTTAGATACGTCACCAATAGGGTTAGACTTCTCTTGGATAACTCTACCTAAGCTACGCACACCTGTGTCAGACAAAAAGATTAAGTCTGTACCTGTAGACTGTACTGTATCCCTAGCAATACAACCAATGTTAGTAATAACATCAGCAAGTACCATTGAGGACGGTGAGCTTGCACCAGAGTACAATAGAATACTACGCTTACCAAAGATAACCAACAGGTCGTTAAACTCTGCTAAGGCTACAATCTCATCGTATCCTGTAGGCCACACAGTAGTTAAGTCTAGTGAGCCTGAAGTACCACCTGTCCAATGATGACCGTTTAACAAGTCAGACCAATACAGGGTGTATTTGTTACCTGTAACGTCACCTGCCCATAAACGACCAAAAGCTGCTAAAACTTCATTAGCATAAGGTGGTGTACCTGTAGCATGACTATGATTGCTATGAGATTCAATAACACCTGTGCCTGATTCATCAGTGTACACAAGATACTCATGGTCTCTTTGGAAGAAGAAACAGTGATTGTTAAAGTTTACAATCTTCCAGTTGTTTGCACTGACAGTATAAGCAGCAGGTGTAATGTCCGTTAGTGTAGTAGTCCCACTAAAGATTTTATTATTGCCAGTAGAGAATACTTCAATGTCACCACTCTGGTCTACAAACTCAAAGATAGTCTCAATGCCAATGCTAGACCCTAGTGGCGTAGCGCTGCTTGTGAGCTTATCTAAGCCCTGTCTAGCGCCAATACGTCCGTACTTATCTACTACCATATTCTCAGCAATAGACGCAAAGGACGCATCCTGAGTAACAGGGGAGTCTTGTGTGTTAAGTCCCTTGAAACCCGGAGCAGCAATATAAATGTTTTGTCTTTCTTGAGCCATTACGGAACCGTGTAAATAAATTCTTCAGGGTTCTTGTAAGCATCCAATGCAATGGCATCAGACAAATGCTTATCTGCAATCAAGAAGTAATCCTGTGCTGTAGTACCACCTGTCTCACCACGCTCCCTAGCCAACAAAGCTACAGCGTTGTGGACAATAGCATTCTTAGGTAAGACTGTAGTATCTGCATCTCCAGATAACTCAGCTTCCCTAGCAATTAAATCAAAACGTAAACTAAACACACCTGATGGTTTAGGGTATACTCTTACTTTAGTATCATTGTTACTGTCAATACCACTAAAGGTATATGAGTCAGGACTACCAGTTACTTCACCAGAAATGTAATAAGCATTATTAAACCAGTTAGGTGTTTGATAGTGCATAAAGAAGTTTGATGTGTCGTTAATGACACTATATATTTTAACACGTTCTCCAGCGTTTGTCAAGCTATATTCTGTAGTATTTTCAACAGTAGGTACTACAATAGTTGTACGTAATGTAGACCACTGATGTGAGTCTTCTACTACTTGTTTAGCATCGTTGACAAAGTCCCCTACCATCTTACTGTAAGTGTTCTGTGTTACACTTGCTACTTCATCTTCTCGTAGCCTACGTAGTACCTCGTTGACTATGTTCAAATATGTGGTACTCATATAAATCCTCTAAATAAATTTAAGGAGACAGGAGCTTCATAGCCTTGTAAAGGAAGTGTTCTTTCCAATAGCTCAGGTGCTTCATATGTTTTTCTAAACTTATAGTCTTCAAAGTCTTTAGGTGTAAAGCCTGTCCCTACGCCTCCACCAGCACCTCCTCCCATACCAGCTAGTAAGCCTAAGCCTAGTCCTGCACCTATGCCAGCCCCTGCACCTTGGCCTCTGCCTGTGCCTAATCCTTCACCGTATCTGGCTTCTCCAGCAGCTTCACCTGCTGCTACAGCTTCTCCATATCTAGCTTCTCCAGAAGCAATAGCATCTGCTAAAGCATCTGCTTGAGCTTGTGCGTCTGCTGCTCTAGCTGAGTCAGCGGCTGCTGCATCTGCTTGAGCTTGTGCTTGTTGTTCCGCTAAACGCGCTTCCGCTGCTTCTGCTCTAGCCTCTGCTTGTGCAATAGCATCTTTCTCTGCTGCGGCTTTAGCTTCAGCGGCTGCTCTAGCTTCCGCTGCTTTTCTAGCTTCTTCAGCTAAACGTGCTGCTTCAGCTTCTCTAGCAGCCTGTGCTTCCGCTGCTTGCCTTTGAGCTTCTGCTTGCCTTTGAGCTTCTGCTTGCCTTTGAGTTTCTGCTTCTGCCTCTAGTTGTGCAGTAGTATCATCAACAACAGTGTCTTCCAAGATGTCTGTAGGCTCTGTAGTTGTTACAGGTGTAGGCTCTGGTGTAGGTGCAGTAGTAGCTACAGGTGTAACTGGAGGAGCTACTGTGGGCTGTGGTGCTGTAGTAGGAGCAGTTGTAGATGCTAGTGTAGCTAATGTGTTAGTTAACAAAGCACTAGTAACAGACCCCGGTGATGTCAATGTTGGAGGCTGCACTACAGGAGTTATAGTTGCACTAGGCGCTGCGGGTGCTGTGACTGTTGTTGCTGGTGCTGATGGTGCTGCTGCACTTGAGGCTCCACCCCCACCTCCGGGCGGTGTAGGCACAACAGGACGCTCTATCTTTGGTTCTGTAAACTCAATTTCTTGGGGGTCTATAGTAACAGGCTCTACAGGTTCAGAGCCAAATCTCCATGATTCAAGTTCAGAACCTCTTTGAGGAGTAGATTCAGAAAACAAAAGATTACCTCTTGCATCTCGTCTTTCTGTTACAGGATAATCTCTAAGTATGCTGGGGTCAAAAGAAATTTGTCTTCTTTGTTCTGGTGACAAGGCATCATATCTTTGCTGAACCCTGCTTTGTACAATAGCACCTTCATCTCCAAACACATAATCAACAGCTTGTTGACCTCCATGTTTTAGAAGCTGGTCTTTGTATTCAAATACTGATAATTTATTAAAAGCATCTTCCCCAATATCTTCAACAATATCTTCTACAGTATTTTCCATAAATACAGGAGAATCTGAAGACGGGTTTAATGTTTCTTGTATGGTATCTCTAACTTCTCCTACAGTCTCTTTAACTCCTTCTACAGCTTCTTTAGCCTTGTCTACTACAGAAGATTCTTCAGTAGTTTCTCCAGCAGGAGCAGTTACTGCATCGTCAGCTTTTAGTGCTTCTAAAGCATCTTTGCCAAGAGACATACCAGCAGCAAGTAACCCTGCTTGTAAGGGGTCGCCACCAGTTAGTTCTGCAATAGCGGCAGAGCTAAGTCCTCTAGCACCAGCAGTGCCAAAAGTACCTAAGTCTGCTCCAGTAATAAGAGGATCTGCAAAGCCACCTAAGCCGCCTGTAAGAGCCGCTGTTAAAGGATCACCACCTGTGACTCCTGCTGTAGCTGCGCCAGTTAAAGCTCCTGTAAGAGCAGGCTGTAATGCTGCTGGCGCACCTATGCCTGAAGATATGCTTCCTGCTAAAGGCCCAAACAAACCTGCTCCAGCTATTGCAGGCAGTCCAGCTTCTACAACATCTCCTACGTAGTCCATGAAGTCTTTGCTTCTGTCTACAGTCTGTATTTCACCAAAAGTAAAAGGATCGTATACGTACTCAGATGCGTTGTTACGACTTATGCGCTGTGGAGATATGTCATATTTGGCATATATCTCTTGTACTTGAGGTGAGCGTTCATAAGCCTGTATAAGTGCATTCTGATAACTCTGACCTTCTAGCTGTGCCTGTGCCACCTCTGGAGCCATGACAGGCATAAGTTCTTCTTGAAACTTCTTTAGGTTTTCATTAGAGATATTGCCGTAGTCAAAGTCATAACCTTCAAAGTCTTCTAAGGTCTTGTCAAATGCAAACTCACCTACATTGCTAGTGTCTATACCACCGGGTACAATAAATAAATCTTCTACAGGAGCGTATGCACCTGCTTCAGCCATGTCAGCGCCGGATGTAATATAGCCTTGGTCTGATAAAGAGCTTTGAAGAATGTCTGCAAACTCTGATGGATCTTCTCCAGTACGTAAGGCATCGTAGTAAGTAGAGATGTTAGCAGGCTGTACTTGTGCTGCTTTAGCTGCATCTGCTTCTGCTTGTAGCCTATTACGTTCAGCTACTTCTGCTTTTAGTGCAGCAAGTTTAGCTGCCTCAGCAGCTTGGTATTCACGCTCTGCTCTGCCTCGTTCTTCTGCTTGTCTTTGTAGAGCAATAGGGTCAAAGCCACCAGCACCAAACAATCCTCCGGGTATAGTTATTTGAAACATTACTTACCCCAGTGAGACAAAGTTTTGATACCAAAGCTGGCAGCTATAGCGCCACCTAAGAATGCTTTGTAGTAGTCAGGCATAGTAGACAATACGGCAAACCCTTCTTGTACATAGGGAACCATATCAGGGATGAAGGCTCCAATTAAAGGTAAACTCAAAATAACTGCAAACCATTCGTCCTTCCATGAGGACTGTGATGCAGCGGCTTGTTGAGTTTCCCAGTCTGCGTCAGCATTAATCTTACGCATTTTGGACTCATGGACAGCTTGCTTTTCAGCAGCTTTATTTTTAAGAAAAGTACCAGCTAAGTTAGCTACAGGGCCAATCAACGCTTGCCACATGCTACACTCCTTAAAGATAAAGCTAAGGGGCCACTGCAGCGCAGCCCCCAGCTAAATGATTGTTACTTAGGAACAACCAAGGTCAAACCTGACTCAGGACGCAGTACGTTTACGCCGTACAGAGTATCTGAGGTGAACAGGTTAGCAAGGAACTCTTGCTTGTACTG